CTGAGGATGTCATCGGCACCCTACCGTTTCTGCGGGCTCAGGCTGAGTCGCTGATGGTGGACACGTGCACGATTGCGCGCCCGGGTGAGCCGGTAACAGACCCTGATTCGGGCAACGTGACGGACAGCATGACCGAGGTCTACAGCGGCATTTGCAAGGTGCAGTCGAAGGATTCTTCGGTTGCGACTCCGGATGTGGCGGGTGCGTCGTTTGTTGTGGTGTCGCGGCAGGTGCATATTCCGGCGGGTGTGGCGGACGTCAAGAATGGCGACGTCATTACCGTAACGGCGTCTCTCCTGAATCCGTTTGGGGTTGGTAAGCAGTACCGGGTTGAGGGGTTCACTCCTGACAGCTACGAGACTGCGGCGCGTATCCCGGTGAAGGAAATCCTCTGATGGGCGCGGATGCGTCGGAGTTGGACGGGTTGGCGAGGGCGTTTCGTGAGATTCCGGCACTCATGGTTCCGAAGCTCAAGGGCGTGGTTGCTAAGTCGGCGTTGAACACTAAGAAGCTGATGCAGGCGGACGCGCGTAGGTCTCAGCACTTCAAGCAGTTGGCGCCGACGATCAGTTATGACCTGAAGGTTCATTCGTTCGGAGGCGACGGCGTGATTGAGGCTGAGATTGGCCCGACGCCGGGCGGCTCTGGTTCCCTCGCTGGTATCGCGTATTACGGTACGTCGAAGCCTGGCGGTGGGACGGTGCGTAATCCTGAGGACGCCATGCTTGAGGAGGCGCCGAACTTTTATGAGTATGCGTTCAAGGCGACGGAGGGTTTGTTGTGATCCGTGAGCATTACGCTGCTGTGAAGGCGATGGTGCCGGCGGGTACGACGGTTTACCAGTGGTCAGTTCCCGGCACCCCAAGCTATCCCTATGTGTGTCTTTGGGGCGATCTTGGTGACGAGTCCAGCGGCGGCCCTGACGGCGACTCGCTGCAAGACGTTCCCGACGTCCTGAGCCTGCGTGTGCGTGCGACGTATGCGGGGCTGAACGGTGATTCGGTGCTCATCGTTTGCCGGAATGTGCGGGCCGCGTTGAATCGGAAGACCCCAGTTGTTGAGGGCTGGGCTCTTGGCCCGTTGCGGCAGTCGTCGTTGATGGATGTGCAGACTGATGACTCTGTGACCCTGACTAGTGGGACGCATCCTGTGTTCGCTGTTGACGAGTTCGCTTTGGTGTCCTCGAAGCTCTAAACCCTAATCGTTAGGCGCTCCACTTGGGGCGTCTCTTTTCATGCCCTGGAGGCGCCCAATGTCATTCGTTGACGTAATCAATTCGCGTGGTGAGGTCCAGACCGTTCCGGTGCACTGGCTCGAATCATTCGCGGGGCAGTTCACCCCGATCTCTGATGTAAAACCAATCCCGGCGAAGGCCGACACCACGAAGGAGGCCAAGTAAATGGCTCGTGTACTTGCTGACGGCAAGACCAAATTTACGGTCCTGACCACTAAGCCCGCTAACCCTGCCGCCCCGACTGCTGCGGAGCTGAACGCCGGCATTGATCTGTCCCTCGATGTGCTGTCTTCGGACTTCAACTTCGGCGCGGCTGACTCGGATAAGGTCGCTGAGAAGGCGCTTGGTGCTAGCGGCAACGCTAACGCCATCGGCGCCTCCAACTACACTGTCGGGTTCACTCTCTGGCGGAAGTTCCTGGCGGGTGGCGGCTTCGACGCCGCGAACGAAACAGGCTGGGCCGCGCTGAAGGTGAAGGGCACTACCCTTTGGGGTTATGCCCGCCAGATGGACAAGCTCGCTACGGCTGCTTGGGCTTCCTCGGATGAGATTTACCTGGGCGCCGAGTTTACTGTGGACACCCCGCAGCGCACGGATGGTACGGGCTTCATCAAGTACCGCATCCCCGGCGAGGCCCAGAACGGTTACCCCTTCATCGCGGTTGCGTAGGGCTGACGGATGATTACTTACACCGTCCCGGTTATTGCCGGTACGCCGCCGACGTATGTGACGCCGGCGTCTTCTGACACGGCCCAGATCGGTTCGACGCTGATTGTGAAGAACGGTTCTGGTGCTTCGATCACGGTAACGATGGTCACGCCGGGGAACCTTGCTACGGGTGATGCTTACCCGGATAAGGCGTACACGGTTGCGGCTGCTGGTGAGGCTTGGATCCCGGTGCTTCCGGATTATCGGAACACTGCTGGGGTTGCTGCTGTGACGTTTTCGGCTACTGCGTCTGTGACTGCAACGTCTATCGCGCATAGCTGAGTTTGACCGGTTGGCGGCGCGTGTTTTCAGGCTCCGCGCCGCCAACCTTCAACACCCCGAGCCTGAACAACCAACTACTTAGGAGCCTGAAACCCCTATGACTGAACCCAAAGATTTTGACCTTGATGCCTGGCTTGATGATGCTGACCGGCCTGAGCGCTCCGTGACTGTGTATCAGAAGGCGGGTTTGATCGCTGACCTTGACCGGCTGGCGGAACAGATTCAGAACGCTGATGATGACGAGGTTGACGGCCCGTCTATGGGCGGTGGTGCTGGTGCGTTGCGGGCCGAGTACGCGAAGGTCGCTAAGCAGTTCCACGATTCGGCGCTGACTGTGCGTGTCAGGTCCGTGTCGCAGGAGGAACAGCGCGAGTTGCGGGAGAAGAACCCCGATCTTGGAGATGCGGCGCTCGGCAAGCTGGTGCTTTCTGAGGCGTTTGTGTCCCCGAAGGCGTCGCCGGACCAGGTCGGCAAGCTTGAGCGCGTCCTGGGTGATGCCCAATTCTCGCTGATCGTTGGGGCGTGGCAGCAGGCTTGCCGTGCGGTGCCTGCTGTGAGCGCTGATTTTTTGCCGAAGCGCTCTACACCGGACGATGGTGGCGAGTCCTAGCGGCCCTAAAGACTGCTGAGCGTTTCCAGCGCCCGCCGAGTTCCTACCTTGGGCCCCTGCCTGAGTCGAAGAATAGGTTGCTGGAGTTCGCCTACACGCTCTACGTCGAGGGCTTGTGTGATTGCGGGCGCCCCAAGTTTGAGTGCCGCAACGAAGCTAATGCGGGCCTATATGAGGTCGCGGACGTAACCTGCTATGCGCAAGCTGCGGTGGAGGAACATACCGGGCAGAAGGATTTCAAGCCGGATCCGGGGCAGCGTTTCTACGCGACCGAGATTGACGACGAGCTAATTACCCGCAGGGCGTTCGCGCCACTTACCTACGCCGACAATGGCGACGATAAATCCGGCGAGAGCGACAGCGCTAGCGACGGCGTTTAGCCCGGCATTTCCGTTTTCTCCCGCACTGGCTAGTGCAATGGCTATTCCGAATACGAGCATTGCGAGCCCGGTCTTCATGATGTTGGCGCCGCGTTTTTTATGGACATCCCCCGTTTGAGTCATTGGCTAAGTATGCCATGCCTCCCCCGAATTTAAAACCACTGGAGGAATCATGGCTGGTTCGACGCGCAATGTCTCGGTAAAGTTCAGCGCTGAAGTTCAGAATTACAAGGCCGCGATGGAGGCCGCGGCTAAGGCCACGGAGAAGCTGAAGAAGTCAGCCGAAGAGACTGGCGGCGCTTCCGAAAAGGCGAATAAGCAGTCCGAGGAAGCGGCTAAGCGGTCCGCCGAGGAAATCGCCAAGGTAGCGGCGGCGCATCAGGAGGCAGCGAAGGCTCAGAACCTTCAATATGCGGGCACCGGGCAGCTTGTTGACATGAATGGCAAGGCCCTAAGTTCTCAGCAGGCGGCGGCCGTCGGTTTGCAGACGTTCTCTCAGGAAGCGTACCTTGCAGGCCGGGCGGCTGAAGAGGCTGGTGCGGCTGCTGAGGCTGCTGCCGAGGCGCAGGCTGAGGCTGCTAGTGCTGCGGCTAAGTCCGAGGAAGAGCATAAGAGCGCACTCGAAGAACTGGCTGTCACTGCTGGCTTGTCAGGTGCAGCGATGGTCGCTGGCGTTGGTGTCGCTATCAACGCTTACGCTGACTTCGATAAGCAGATGTCGAGTGTGGATGCGGCAACTCACGAGACCGTCGGGAATATGAATCTGTTGCGCCAGGCGGCTATTGATGCTGGCGCGGATACGTCATTCTCCGCGGGCGAGGCCGCGCAGGGTATCGAGGAGCTAGCCAAGGCGGGCGTCTCTACCAATGACATCCTCAACGGCGGGTTGAATGGTTCGCTGGCGCTAGCTGCCGCCGGTTCGCTTGATGTGGGCCAGGCTGCGGAGATCGCGGCTTCGGCGCTTACTCAGTTCAAGCTTTCAGGCGATAAGGTCCCGCATGTTGCGGACCTGTTGGCTGCTGGTGCTGGCAAGGCGCAGGGCTCCGTCGAGGATCTTGGCGCGGCGCTCAATCAGTCTGGTCTTGTTGCGGCGTCAACAGGCCTGACGATTGAGGAGACGACGGGCGCACTGTCCGCGTTCGCATCCGCAGGCCTGACTGGTTCCGACGCTGGCACATCCTTTAAGACGATGTTGATGTCCCTGAACCCGAACTCCAAAGAAGCCGCTGGGCTGATGGATGATCTGGGTATCCACGCATATGACGCGCAGGGCAAGTTTATTGGCATGTCCGAATATGCGGGCGTCTTGCAAAATGCTTTGAAGGGCATGTCGGACGAGCAGCGTAACGCTACCCTGAAGACCCTGTTCGGCTCTGACGCTGTCCGTGCCGCGAATGTCCTTTATGAGCAGGGCGCGGACGGTATCAATAAGTGGGAATCTGCGGTCAATGACGCCGGATACGCGGCTGATACTGCGGCGCGCATGCAAAATAACCTTGCGGGCGACATTGAGAAGCTTGGCGGCTCTTTCGACACCGCGCTTATAAAGTCTGGCTCCGGCGCTAACGATGTTTTGCGCGGGTTGGTGCAGGGGCTTGAGGGTCTGGTTGATGTTGTTGGTTCCATCCCTGGTCCGACACTGTCGGTTGGGCTTGGCTTCGTTGGCATTGCTGGTGGTGCGCTGGTGTTGGGCAGCGGCCTTGTTGCTCTCAATGCGAAGATCGCAAGCACCAGCGCTGCCCTTGCCCTGATAGCGCCGGCCGGGACTAAGGCGGGCACTGCGCTTGCTATGGCGGGCACCGCCGCGAAACTGGCAGGTGTTGCTGCCGGGATCGGTCTGGTGGGTTTCGGTCTCGCCAAGTGGGCTGAGGCCGACTATATGGGCAAGATCGAAACCGGCATGGGCCACGTGAATAATGCGTTGGCTGATGTTGCCGCGTCTGCCCCTGGTGCTTCAAGCGCCCTCGACACGATCTTTCAGGACCGTGACGGCGGCGACCTTATTAGCACGGTTGATGGTCTCGAGTCGGCGATTAAGCGGACATTCAACCGTGACGCGGGTCAGCAGTTCAACGACTGGGGTTCCGGCCTGATGAACAGTATCACCGGGGTTAAGGGCAGCACTGAGATCCTGGCTGACCAGTTCAAGAGCCTAGACTCTGGCCTCGCCGGGCTGGTGTCAGGCGGCAAGCCTGAGGACGCAGCTAAGGCGTTTGACAAGATCAAGGAAGCCGCGAAGAACCAAGGCGTGAGCGTTGAGGATCTGACGAAGAAGTTCCCCGCGTATGCGGATGCTTTGAAGCAGGCCGAGGCTAACGCTAAAGGCGCTGGCGAGGGTGGTGACGCGGCTGCGGATGGCATAAAGGCTGCCGGGGATGCGTCCGATACGGCCGGCCCGAGTGCCGAGGATCTAGCAAAGGCTTTGGAGGCAGTCGGCATTGCTGCTGATGGTTCCGTTGTGGACATTGACAAGTTTGGGCAGTCGTTGTTCGCGGCCGGCCTCCTGTCGCTGTCTGCGTCTGATGCGTCTATCGCGTATCAAGATGCCATCGACAAGATGACTGAGTCAGTCAAGACGAATGGCACGACGCTTGATCTGAATACGGAGAAGGGCCGAGCTAACCAGTCTGCTTTCAACGGACTCGCGCAGGCGGCGATTACTTCGGCTGAGGCTCACGCGTCGGAGACTCTTGCGGCTAAGGGGTCCGCGGCGGCGCAGACCGAGTTGCAGGCTGGGCTAAAGACCAGCTACACCGATCTTGTCAACGCCGCTGGTCAGCTTGGCATTACTGGTGATGCGGCGGACACGATGGCCCGCAAGGCTTTGGGTATTCCGAAGCAGATCCCCATTGATACGTGGGTTAATGACCACGCGTCCGACCTCCTAATTGGGATCAAGGGCAAGGCCGACGCTCTCAATGGCAAGACGGCAACTGTCACGGTGTTCTTTCAGAGTGACACGAGCGGCTATTACGACCCGACTGGTGGCACGAACGGCGCGGGAGCTGGCACTGGCACGAAGCGAAAAGGCCCGGTTGTTTACGCAACTGGCGGGCGCCTCCCTGGTTATGCGGATGGTGGGCAGTTGCCTACTACCGGCCCGGGTACGGAAATCACTGACGGGTTCCTTGGTATCTCATCGGCGGGTCTTCCGCTGGCCCGGGTGGATGCTGGCGAGTGGATTATCAACGGCAAATCATCGAACCGGTACAACCGGGAGCTTGCGGCTATAAATGCCGGGACGTTCCCAAAGCTGCCCGGCTATGCGTCGGGCGGGTTGTACGCGGCTCAATCGTTCGGCTACGCCGGCGCTGGGAACGTGAGCGTCGCTGCCCCGGCAGTGACGGTGATGATCGGTAACGAGCAGTTGGATGCCCGCATGTTCAAGGTTGCTTCGGCGACTGTTTCGGCTGCTGATTCGCAGTCCCAATTTTCGAGGAGGGGCCGCTAGTGGCTGTTGCTGTTGCGCTTGAGGCGCTTCTGAGTGATCCGTGTCCGCGTGTTGGTGTGACGGTCACTGGTTTGGGTACTAGTTCGGCGTCGGTTGTTTCGGTGTGGCGTGTCGCGGATGGGGAGCGTAATCCTGTTCGCGGCGCCCGCCGTGTGAGTTTGACGGATTCGTCGTATGTGGTGGATTTTGACGTCCCGCTTGGTCGGCCTGTCACGTATGAGGTTGAGGTGATTAGCGGCCCGTCTGGTGCTAGCCGTGTCACCTCTTCAGCGGTGACGGTGAACGCTTCGACGGGTTGGTTGATGGATCCTTTGGTGCCGCAGTCTGCGGTGCCGGTGGTGGGTGATTCGACGGATGAGACGTATTTGCGGTCTCAGGCTTTGTCTGAGTTGGCGTATCAGGCTGATGTTCAGGTGTTCAACATTATGGGGAGCAGTAAGCCGTTGGCGTTGTTTGGTCAGAGGATGGCTGAGCGTGGTTTGGATACGTCGTTGTCTACGCGGTCGGCTGAGCAGAACGCCCGGCTCGAATCGCTGTTGAAGTCTACGGCGCAACTACTGTTCCGCCCCTTGCCTGGTTGGGGTACGCGGACGCTGCCGGGTTCGATGTTCCTGGCGAATGCTACGGCCACTCAGCTCCCGGTTGATGTGTCGTGGGGTGGTGATCTGACGCGCTGGGATTTGAAGTCTGATGTTGTCGCTGCCCCGACGATCAAGGCTCTTACTGCGACGTTCACGTATGGGGATGTTGCGTTGCTGACTTCGACGTATCAGCAGAAGCAGGACCGCATGGCGGGGAAGAAGTATTTGGATGATTTGAAGAACCCAGTCGGAGGCTAGCCGTGCGTTTGATTGATGAGGGTTCTTTGGCTGCGTTGGATGGTTCGCGGCCTGCTGATTCGTTGGTGGCGTGGGTGTGGCGTGATGGGGAGTTGGTGTTGCCAGAGCCGCTGGACGTCATTGACTGGTCAGAGTCTGATGAGGCCGGCGATTCGGTGAAGGTTGGGCAGAAGCTGTCCCTGACTGTTGCGGATCCTGATGGCAGCTTGGGTGCGTGGCAGTTCGAGGATTCGCTCAGTGTGGCGGGTGCTGTGTTGCAGGTCATTTACCGTGTGGGCGGTGCTGGTGCGGTCAACTTTGGTTGGTTCCGTGTCATCTCGAACGAGCCGACTGTTGCTTTCGATTCGCGCGTGATTGACGAGTTCGGTTTAGATGCGCCGGATTCGTTGAACGCACCGCATGAGCGCCGCCGGTACGTGACGAGTGGTGTTGTGAAGCTTGAGGCTGTTGATCTGACTTTCAACGTGGATCGGGACAAGTTGGAGTCGCCGCAGTCGCCGAAGTCTGGGGCGACGGTGTTGTCTGAGTTTCGGCGGCTGACGTCCGCGTATTTCCCGACTGTTGTTGATGCGGGCGTTACGGATGCTTCGGTGTCGTCGCGGCTTGTGTTCGATAAGGAACGGTTGGAGGCGGTCCAGGATTTGGCGTCTCGGGTGAATGCGCGTTACCGGATGGGTGGCGACGGCGAGTGCCATGTGTACCCGGTTGTTTCGGCCCCTGTGTGGCGTGTTGAGCCCGAGGTGTCGCTGGTTTCGGTGTCTCGTAAGCAGTCCATTGATGGTTTGTTCAACAAGTGGATTGTTGAGGGTAAGGATTCCAAGGGCGGCGCACCTGTCCGCGGGTCTGCTGTTATCGAGTCCGGGCCCCTGCGTTGGGGTGGCCCCCATGGTAAGGCGCCGGATTTCTACTCGTCCGAGATGATAACGACTCGTGTTCAGGCTGACTTTTACGCCGCCGAGTTGCGCGACAGGTTCCTCGCCTCGCTGGCGATTGAGTTGGCGGTTGAGACGGTTCCGCGCCCTGAGTTGCAGGCGGGTGACCGTGTCGAGGTTGGTTGCCCTGTTGTAGCCGGGCATGTCGCGTACTTCCCCGGCACAATCACGTCGATCCGCCGCTCAGGTTCGACAGTCCCCGGCGGCACTTCCCTGACTGTGACGTGTTCATACAGCGACGTCGTCAACGGTCTTGCCCGTACCGAGTGGGCGAAGAACATCAAGGGCACACTCCCCGCACTGACGTGGGATCGCATGCCGGGCAACTGGGGTCAACTCCCGCCAACCATTTGGAACGACCTGCCATAAGGAGGCCATTGTGCCCGGTTTGAAGTACACGATGGGCGCGATGGATCCGGGTAAGACTACCCGCTATTTCGGGACCGCCTTTTGGGATGGGTCTAAGTGGTGGGCGAAGCTTGGCGACAATCTTTTGGATGCTCGCTGGTTGGACCCGATCCAGCCGTTGCAGGGCGGCAAGATCGTTGTTGATGTGACGAATGATGGGAAGGGCCAGTCTTCGGCGCTCGTCATTGGTGGGTACACGGATCAGCCAAGGCCGTCTACGGGGACGGCGCAGTCGGTTATTCCGGCGGGGGTTTCGACTCAGATCGTTTTCACGGGTGAGGATGGGCAGTCGTACACGACCGACCGGTTCGTTGGCGACTATAACCCTGGCGATCCTGTGTATCTGACGTGGGATGCGGCTAAGCCGACGATTATTGGGAAGATCGCGGCGGTTGCGACGGTCCCTGAGGCTGCACCGCCTCCCCCGCCGTCAACGGCTACGAGTGGTGAGACTCGTCTTGCTGCGACGGCGTCTGACACTTGGGGTGTTGGTGGTTGGGGGCGTTGGGCGTCTTCCAGGTCCGGCGGTGAGGACGTTTACGCGGGTACGTGGGCTGGTTACACGCTGACGGGTTCCTGGTTCTACGGTGCGCCACGGCCCGAGCTCGCGGGGAAGACCATTACCAGGATTCTGTTCAAGGTCCCTGCCCGCCTCAGTGTCGGCGCCTCAGGTACGGCAACTATTCATGCGTACGCGCACACGTCAGGGTCACGGCCCGGCGGTGATGTGAACCGTGTTACCGGCCCGTTCGACATCAGTGTTCCGCAAGGCTATCCCGGCGGGTACACGGACCTTCCCCTTAGTTTCGCCCCGGCCCTTGTCGCGGGTGGCGGTATCAGCATCGCAGGTGACCCGTATGTCGGGTTCCAGTCCCGGCTCGACAATCCCGAGTTCGGCAAGCTCATTATCTCTTGGAGTAGCTAATGCAAACCCTTGAAAACGGTGTCCAGGTTTTCACGAACGGCGACCCTTACAACCTGGCTGAGGATATTGCTAACTCGTTCAAGTCCGCGAACCTGATCGTGAAGGTGTCGAACCAGGCGGCGCGGGATGCGCTGACGAAGTACGACGGGCTCACGGTGCGCCGGCTCGACGTGACAGGCAGGCCTACGGAGGTCTGGGACGGTTCAACATGGACCCGCTCGCCTGTGATGACATCCGCGGCGGTCACCCCTGACGGCTTGTGGTCGATCAATGGCGCGTATTTGAAAACCGTTGTTACCGGGTTGGCGCAGGTAACGGCAACGTTGCAGCTTGTCCGCACCGGCCCGTCCATGCTGATCAACACGGCTGACACGGTCCTGACGTCCGCGATTGTGCCGTCCGGGTTCCGCCCGTCAGCCAACGCCTTCTTTGCTGGGACCGTGAACACCAACACTGGCGTCTACAACTCGTCCCCGCAGCTCGTCATCAACACTGACGGCATCCTCGTTGGACGGTCCACATCCGGTGGCGCGGTGAGCCTCGGCACCGGCTACACCATGTTCATATCGGTCAACTGGTACATCTAAAGCCCGACTCTCTAGCCAACCATCCGCGGCGTCCCCTTGGGGCGCCTTTTCTGTATCTAAGGAGACGCCGCACATGGCTATCACAACCACCCCGCTCGGATTCCAGAAGCCGGACGGGAACGAGGCTGTCCGCAACGGTGACAACGTCATCGCAGCTAACGCGCAGAAAGCTGAAGACCGGATCAATGAGGACCGGGGCCGGCTGGGCCTCATTGAGCAGAAGAACACTGCCCAAGATGATCGGCTCGACAAGGTTGAAGCCAAGAACTACACCCAGGATTCTCGCCTAGCCACGCAGGACGCCCGCCTCGCGAACCTCGACAACGCGGCAGGCTTCACCGGGGACCCGCTCGCACTGAATGACGCAGCGTTCGCCGAAACCCTCACGAACGGAACCGCGACGTCGGCGGCTCTCGATGTCCGCCTGACCGCACGTGTCCCGCCGATTGTGTCGGCAGCCATCGCATCGGATCCGACCATCGCAAGTTCCGCGGCGACAATGGCGCAGAACACGGCAGGCCTCATCCCGGCATGGAAAGCGTCAACGGCTTACGCGGCGGGCCAGAGGGTCATAGCCCCGAACGGTGACGTTGTATCCGCGAAGGTCAACTTCACCTCATCAGCTGCCTATTCGGCGACTAACTGGAACGCATCGACCCAGGACGGGCGCATCGCCGCCGTAGAGACGAAGAACACCGACCAGGACGCCCGCCTCAACGGCAGGCAGCCGGCGGACCAGACCGACCTGCACACCATCACCGAGCAGGGCGACCACCGCATCCTCTGGTTCACCACCAACCAGGCCGCGCAGAACATGCCCGTCACCACCCGCGGAATCCTCAATGTCCTCAACGTCGGAACCAACAGGATCCTGACCTACAAGACGTATGAGACAAACCCCCGCATCTTCATGCAGACGCTGGTATCCGGTGTGTGGGGCCCGTGGAAGAACATGGAGGACGCCGGTGTCGTCGCCGCGGCCGCTGTCGCGGCCCGGGCGACTGACCTTGAGTCGTCGCGGGACGGCAAGCTTCTCGCGGACCAGACGGACTTCCGAAGCGTTGCCGGCGGCGGGAAGTACAAGGTCCTTTACTTCTCGACGGACTATGTCGGACAGCACATGCCCGTACCTACCCGTGGCGTGTTGGACGTTTCGCCGCTCTCGTCCACGAACCGTATCCTTACGTACATGACTTATGAGGACACCCCGCGCATGTTCATCTGCGCATGCGTGCAGGGCGTGTGGGGTTCGTGGCGGGAGCTTGGGCCGGAAGCGTTGAACGGCGGCAAGATCATGGCCGACCCAACCCCGGACTTCCACACCATCAGCGAGGCCGGCAAGCACAAGATGCTTGCCTTCCCCCCGAACTGGGCTGACCTCAACATGCCTGTCGGAACCCGCGGCATCCTCGACGTCGTCACAGTGTCAAGCACGAACCGGATCCTCACGTACACAACTTACGAGGCCGTGCCGAGGGTGTTTATCCAGGCGTGTGTTTCGGGCGTGTGGGGTGCGTGGACGGAGCCGGCGGCTGGGTCTGGTGCCGGGCCCGTGCAGTCCTCGGCACCTACGCGCCCAGCGTCAGGCTTGAAGGTGGTTCCGCTTCAGCTCAACCTGGGCAATGCCACGCAGACGGATGGTGCTTTGACTGGCACGTTCCGTTATCCGATGAAGTGGAACGCGCCTTTGCAGCGGGTGCGGGTGAACATTCAGAACGTCCACCCGTCATCGGGCACTGTTAGAGCTGGGGCTGTGGACTTCACCGGCCTGTGGGTTGGGAAGCACGCCAGCAATGGTGCGTTCGCCGCGGCGCCTACGCAGGTGCAGGGCGCTTTCAGCTCACCGGCTGACGGGTCTAAGTGGGTGTCGAAGTGGTTCTGGCTCAACCAAACCCCGGGCGTTGAAGACCTGCTCTCGTTCGGGTACACCGCCTCTAACGGGACTGTGTTCAACATCAACGGCGCCGGGTGGAAGAGCACGGACCCGGCAGTCGCGGGCCAGCAGTCACCGACCCTCACCAGCGAGGGGATGCTGCCGTTCTACGTGTGGCTGGAAGCGGAAACCTACGCAACGACCCCGCACCTCGGCGTCATGGGCGACTCCATCGCATCAGGCGTCGGCGCGGCGCATGTGCAGAACTCGTGGCTGTCGAAATACTGCTACACGAAGGGCGCCCTCCCCACGCATTACAGCAACTCAGGTGACACGCTGGAATCGTGGGGCACGAACCTCAATCACTTCAAGTGGAACGTTTTCGACGGGCTGGCGATCCCTGACGCCGTCATTATCGCGGGCGGTTCGAATGACCTCAACGGCGTCCGCACCAACGTGGAAATTCAGAGCTACTACAACGCGGTCGCGGCGCAGTTCAAAGCTAAGGGTGTTCCCAACCTGTACGCGGCTAACATACTGCCGCGCACCAGCGGCGAGAGCGCAACATTCGAGGTCAATCGGCGGGCGCACAACAACTGGCTCACCGGACTCCCTGGCGGGGTGCGGGACCTGTTCAACTTCCGCGACGTGGTCAGCTCGGACGATGAAACACTCAACCCCGCCTACGACTACGACGGGGTCCACCTCAACGCGTCAGGCTACGCGGCCATCGCTGCTTCCATCACCCGCCCAGTAACGGCGCCGCCGGTCATGTACCAGACCGTCTAAGCAGCACCAACAACCAGGCACCCCGCGGGGTGCTTTTTTGTTGCCCAAAAACGTGTGGCCCCGGGATTGCGCCCCGGGGCCACACGGCACCAACCATATACGACCGCCAACCCGGCAGGTCACAACACGCCGGGAGGCAAACTATGCGCAACAAAATCAACGGGCGCAGAGGCGCCTTCCTGCTCCTGTTCTCCGGGGTTTACCTCATCGTCGGGACGAGCTTCCTACTAACCCCTGGCGCCGGCACGCGGCAAACCTCGCTCCGGTGGCTGTCCACGACCGTCCCGCTCGAACCGTTCGCCGCACTATGGGTACTCGCTGGAATCCTCGGCGTAGTCGCAGCGTTCATGTCCCGCCCCCGCGACTGGTTCGGGTTCAGCGCCCTCGTGTTCGCCCCCGCCGTGTGGTCCGCCCTATTCCTCATCGGCGGCATCCTCGGCAGCCCGGCAGCATACACATCCGCAGCCGTCTACTGCCTGTTCGCCGCAGCCCCCATGATCGTCTCAGGCATGCAGGGCGAGCGCGACAGAGACACAAGGATGCACAGTGACCCCTGACCAAATAATCACCCTACTCGGGATCCTCATCGTTGCCGGGGCCAGCGCATACGGTGCCACATACGCGGGCCGCACATCCTCGAAGACAGCCAAGGAAGCAACAGCGGTGACGTTCGCCAAGAACCTCATGGACCGCGTCGAGTCACTTGAGGATGACGTCGCTGGCCTTCGCCGCGACCTAAACCTGGTGTCCCGTAATTTCAGCACGGCGATCAACTTCATTGAGCGGATGGTGTTCTGGGCGAAGGGCGGATCGAAGCCGCCGATCCCCGGCATCCCCGAATCGTTGAAAGCCCACCTTGACCCGTCACTCGTTGACCGCCACGAAGAACAGCAGGAACGGGAGACACCATGAGGCCTGTATCAGCAGAGTTTGAATTGAGCCAGGAGTTCGGCGGTGGCGCCACTGCTGGTGTCGCAGCCAACCCCGACAAGAACAGTGGCATGGGCTATTACGTGTGGCTGTACGGCAACTACCAGCCCTACGGGCACGCGGGCATGGACATTGCCTGCCCCATCGGCACACCTGTTTATGCGCCGGCTGACGGTACGGTCCTGTACGCGGGCTGGTGTGAAGACCTCCCCGGCAACGGGAACGTGCGCAAGTGGCTGCTGTATTACAACTTCGGCGGCATTGTCACCGTGATCCAGCACAACGGTTGGATCAGTGTCATCGCGCACCAGTCCACCAACGACGCCGTATATGCGGGGATGCAGGTCAAGGAAGGCCAGCTCATCGGCAAGACAGGCAACACCAAGACCCGCACCACCTATGTTGCGGCCCACGTCCACATTGAGGCTCTGGTCTACAACGACTACCGCACCGACGTAAGCAACGGCATCATCTATGGCCGCGTTAACCCGGCCCCATTCTTCGGCGGCATCGCCGCGCAAGGAACCATCACACCACAAAGCACAACCGAATCCGAGGAGGATTTCATGGGCGGACTTATCGACAAGAACCAGGCCGAAGACATCGTAGCCGAGACGACACGGCGTGTCCTCGCGGGAGTGCTGGAGGCGCTGGACAACAAGGTGCGCATCAACCCGGTGCAGGCCGAATCAATCGTGAAGGCATCCACGTCCCGCACCGTTGACGGCGTGGATTCCCGCAACACCGGGAAGCTGATCGACCGTGGGCAGGCTGACGACATCGCCCGCGCCGCTGCCCTCTACTCCAAGGAAGGCAACTAATGTTCACTCTCGCATTTTGGAAGGCCGCTACTGAGCGGGCCATCAAGACCGCCGCGCAGACGGTACTCACCGCTTACTTCGTCGGCGACGTCGCTATGAACGTGCTCGAGGCTGACTGGGCCAACATGGGCGGCATCGCAGCCGGCGGCGCGCTCCTGTCCTACCTGACGTCCCTGGTGTCAGGTGCGCGAGACGGCAACCCGTCCGCGACTAACGCCGAAGTGACCCCCGCAGCCTAGACCGGCGGGAACAGCGGCGAAAAAATGTAAGCGGACACCGCCGCCATGAGCGGTATGAACGCCATCAGGAAGTCGGCCCGCGTGTAACCGCGCGGGTCCTCCTCCGGTGCGATGAAGCGAAAAACGGCGAGTGCGCAAGAACTCATGATCCCCATGCGGGCCAGCCTAGAACAACCGCGACCATATTAAAAGCCCCCACCATCTACGGATGGTGGGGGCTTTTTTGCGTGCTGGCGAATGTGGTGAATCTCAGGCGCTCAGGTACTCGCGTCCCTTAGCTGTCAGTTCGTAGTCGCCGCGGCAGCCGCAGTTGCAGCCCGTGAGGTAGCCCTTGTCGATGAGCTTACCCATCTTGGCACGGAACAACCTGCCAGGCAGATCAGAGTACGGCGGATCGAAGTCCCACGCATTCACCCACATACCCTTTTCGGCTTCCTTGGCGGCGACAAACCGCAACAGCGGCCTGTCAGCGATGTCCTTACACTGCATCTTTGCTCCTCACGCTTCTAGTTGTTTACCCATGTTGCTGAACACGAGCGCGCCCTTGGTGTGGCTGGAATGCATGAGGTGTGCGTACACGCGTTCGGTGGTCGCTGTTGAGGAGTGCCCGAGTCTGCGTGCCACCTCGTACAAACTGAGCCCGCCTTGGAGCCCCCATGACGCGCTGGTGTGCCTCAGATCATGCAGTCGTGGCGTCTTGTGGAAGCTTGGATCCTCGGCGCGCGCCTTCTCCATCGCTTCCTGCCAGGCGTTCCACAAATACTTTTGCGCCACCCGCCCACCTGTTGATGTGCGGAACACGAGCGTATCCCCTGAGACGCCTTCCATGGCTGGTTTCAGGGCCTCAATAACCATGGGCGGGATGCTGACACTCCGCTTAGAACTGGCGGTCTTAGGCTGCGCAATGTAGTACGCATTCGCCCCGTCACGCTTCCACGACTTATTCAAACGAACAACCCACGTAAACCCGGCGTCCGCGTCCCTGACCTGCGCGAAGTCCCCCACCTTCACCGCTGTAGCCTCACCGAACCTCGCCCCGGACATGACCAGGAACAACGCGAGCGGCTGCCATAACGGGTTGAGGTTCCGGTATAGGAGTTCCCATTCGTCCCACGTGAGGAACTGTTCTTTGTCCTCGGCGTGTTCGGTGGTCGGCAACGCTACCCCGCGGCAAGGATTATCCGGCCGGTAACCCAACCTGATCGCCGTTTCCATGCCGGCGCTGATGAGCCCGTGCACGTTCCTAATGGTCTTCGGCGCCAACTGCTTGTCCTGCATCGCCCGAACCCAGCTAGTGAGGTGCCGGATGTCCAGCGCCGTCACAGCAACGCCACCAATGTGCGGGCTGATGTGGTCGTTGATCATGTTCCGGTAATTACGGATCGTCTGAGACGTGGGTTTCACGAGCAGGTCAACATGTTCCGTCAACACCTGGGACACTGTGCGGGCGTTCTGCGTGTGCGCGTACACGACAGCCTCAGCAATGTTGTAGCTGTTGCTGTTCAGCTCTAGTGCGGCTTTGAACAGTTCAGCCTCAGCCACGGTATCGAACGACTGCCCACGCTGCTTACCGTCCGAGTCGCGCCAACCAACCGTGTGATACTCCGACCCGTTCGCCCGGGTGCGGGTACGGATACTAGCCACGGCTAGCCCTGCTTCTTTCGCCAGTCGTCATTTAGAGCTTCGAGTGACTGGCGGGCCATCTTGTCAGCGAACGTCTCATCATCCACAAGTTCGCCCACCAGTTCGACGGGCGGGAACTTCGCAGTGAAGCGCGTACCCATTGAGACCGGGTCATACCATTGCGTCAGCTCAAGGTCGTCAGCGGTGCTCAAGTCGCGCGGTGTGATCGTCACCTCGCCGCCCAACTTGTGAATCAGGATGGCGATCATTGCTTCCTGCTGGGTCATCGTCATACTGCGTTCCTGTCTGCGTCGCTGTGGGCACTTGCCTCATCTAAGTGCATTTAAGTATCCATCAATTCAATTCTAGGGGCATCCGTCAACAATTGCTAGTCCCCCGTCAACAGATAAGAAAAAACCCCCTATTTCTAGAGGGTTTTTGGTGCCCGAGGTGGGACTCGAACCCGTATCCCAACCCTGTCAGGACGCGGAAAACCCCTAGAACACAGTCCCCACGAGTGTCTACGAGTGTCAACGACACGCAATTTTGTTGACGCCGTCAACAGCCGGCACCAGCCCACCTTTTCAAGCTTTAGGGCACTTTAGGCGGAACCAATAAAACGCAAAAGGCCCCCACCGGATGGTGTGGGCCTTTGCTGTTCTAGTTGGTTGCGCTGGCGGGATTCGAACTCCGCGTCCACTTCCCCGGCATAAGGTTGGACACCGTATCCACGACTGCCGCGTGGGGTGTAGCTATTGCCATCCACTACAGACAGCACAGCCAACTAGAAGTCTATAGGAGCGCTTTGTTGTCGCTCATCCTTGGCTCCTGTAGGGGCTGGTGATCTGGGTAGTGGCCTCGAAGTCTTGGGCCACTCCGACCTCGCGTCCAGCCTCCCACGCTTCCGCCAGCATGTGCGGGGACGCGGCTTCGAGCATCTTCCGAACCGTTGCCCTCGATAGCCAGTCGTCATCAGGGATCTTCGAACGAGCCGCCTCTACCGCAGCTTCCGGGATCACTTGGCCCACTCCTGCTGGTAGGCCGGGTGAGATGCGTAAACACATGCGAGGACCGCGAGAACTTCGCCGTCACTGTGCGCCAAGAGTTTCCGCTTTGCGGCGGCTTCGGCGGCCATGCGCTCCGGCACACCACAGTTGCACGGGTAAGAGTAGCCAGACTCGTCCGGGATCCAGCCACAGTCCTCCCGGTGGCACTCCCGCAAGGTGGCCGACACTTCATCCTCGGTAATGCGAGCTTCCAGGAACTCGGTGATCGTCATTTGCTTATTGTCGCTCATGCCCCCATCCTACCCGAAAGCACTCAAGTAGCACAGTGCTTTTAAGTACCAACACCGCCCAAGCAAAAGAGGCCCCGAAAAGTGGGGCCTCTCTCATGCGGGGGTTCATACGGGGGTGAGCATCCGCGCTGGGTGGCGGGCTTCAACAATGGGACACAGCCGGCACGTCAAACAACCCACAGCCTCAGCCTGCGCATCCGTCAACGTCGCCGCACGATCCATCAACACCTGACGCGTCACACCAAGACCACGCGCAACCTGGGCGAGCGTCGAACCCTCACACCGCGGGCCGCCCTCAGCCAGATTCGAATCAGGGAGGAGGCGGCGGGCGGTCTCGTAGCGGACCATCATCTCAACCGCCTCAACCTGCACCGTCGAATGGCCCAACTCGATATGGATCTGCTCGTGAGCTACGGCGCACTTCTCCTGCACCTCATTCAACCGATCATCAACCCAAATATCGACACCATCAGTACGAGCCGCCACACCATCAGGCATGCGCGTTTTATATACCATGACCAACCGTAAAACCCCCAGCGTTAGAACTATCGTGTCGCCCACTGCATAACCGACATGTGAAAAGCATATTTGAAGCCAACGACATTATTAGCACTAGCACAGCCCCTAATGGATCCTTGGCGAGACAGATCGGTCACACAGCCTACTGATTACAAGGCATGCCACGATTTGGTGTAGGAAAAGATGCGCCGAACCTGCGCAGACACTTCGTTCAGTCCTCGTTACCGGACTCGTCTTCCAGGTGCTCAGCGTTCGTGGATGCGGCGAGCCCGAACATGTCACGCACACGGGCTTCCATCGGCGACGGAACCTGAGACAGCCGGCGGGTAAGTTCCTCGATCAGCTCAGCGTTCGTCAGCAGCGATGCGCTCTTGATCCCACCCTGAGCTGCGATGTGAAGCGAGTCCTCAGCGTCGACTTCCTCCATCGTGATCTCAGATGCCTTGCGATCAACCATCCGCATAACGTCCTCGATCACACCGAGCCGCCACCCCAAGGCCTTCTCCATCTTCCGCTGGTTGGTGCCGCTCATGAGGCGCCGGCCAAACTCAAAGTCCCGAACCGTGGAGTCCGACCCCATGCCAGCCTCTTTGGCGAACGGCACGCGCCCCAAGCCCAGCTCTTCACGCCGCTGCTTAGCGAGCCGTCCCAGCTGCCGAAGCAACGCGCCGTGACCAAACTCCGGCACCGACTCGCCATTCATATCTAGGGCCTTCCGCACTGCAGCGACTTTCACCGCGGGTACTTCCTTCGTCCCATTCTCCCACTCAATAACTGCACTCATCGTTACTCCAACTCGGTCTGCCAGCTCCTGGACGCTCATCCCCAGCGACAGGCGGTGTGAACTTATCTCGTTTGAATCGAGGCTGTTCATGCTCATGATCTTTCTCCCCATGTATGTGTTGCGCAATGTCTGCGGGTACTCGTTTTTGCTCTGCGGCCTACTTGGCGTCACTCGCCCCGGCGCTCATTCCGGTTCCCATCGAGTGTCCGAGTTACTTGATTCGGCGTTGGCCACAGAATTGCAAAAGATTTTGAGTAACCACAACCAGCGCACTGAGTAACTTACGGCATTAATTGGCGTAACCCATGGTCAATAGCCGTTCGAATTTATGTTCGAACAGTAACCCCGTTACCCAGCAACGGCGCGGAATTTGAGGTCGGTTACCGGGAGTTACTGGGTCCGGGTTGACGAAGTTACTGATGTTGACTTAGGGTTACTGCATGAGCACAGCAACGATGGGTAGCCGGGCAGCCCAGAACCAGTACGACCCGGAAGACGTGCGAGTCGGCGAGACTCTCAAGGCCCTCATGTACCGCAACGAGGAAACCCCAGAGGGCTTCCTTATCCGCCGGCCCATCAAGCACGCAGAACTCGCAGCAGGGATCGTCGTACCGGGCCGCACCAAGCCCTACGACCGCTCCTACATCTCCCAGATCCTCACCGGCGCCAAGCACCTCAACAACGACATGCTTTACGCAATCGCCCGCTACCTAGGCGTGAACCCCGTAGCCATCAAGCGCCCCGACATGGACCGCGAGCTGGTGGCCGCATAATGGCACGCCGCATGGGTTACAACCACCACGAAAAGCTGCACTACGTCTACCGGATCTTCGACAAGACCGGACGCCTCATCTACATCGGATGCACCTACAACCCCGAGATGAGAATCAACTCGCACCGCACGACGATCTGGTGGGGCGACCAGATCCATCGCATCAAACTCACCGTCCACCCGAACAAACGCGCCGGCCACGCAGCCGAAAAGATCGCCATCCACTCCGAGCACCCCCGCTGGAACATCGGCGGACGATGGGCGCACCGGGCCTCATGGAACAGCCAGGACTGGGCGGACTACATCAAAGCGGCGCAACTCGGCCCCGAGATTTGCGGATTCCGTCTGGAACGGATTGAGCAAGCCAAGCAGTTGATGGCTGAGCGGATCGCAGAAGAGCAACGCCAGCAAGCCGCCTGACATGGAACCGCTGAAAACAATCGGCGAGGTAGCCGAACTCTTCAAGATTTCCCGCTCCACCGCTTACCGCATGAAGAAGGCCGATTCCTGGCCCCATCACAGATTCGGTACAGAGATTCGGTTCTCTGAGGCCGACATCGCCGCCATCCAGGCGAAGTACGCCAAAACCCCTACACCAGACCGCCGAACCCCACGGATCGGCACACGCGCAAACAGGAGAAACAAATGAGCAACGCTAAGCACACAACCACTTGGACCGCCGAACGTTTCCGCGACGACCTGCTGAAGTCCGTGCTGGTCCCGTCCGGCAAGCGCGTTGACCTGACCAAGGGATACCGCAAGTGAACGCCCCCGCATCCGATATGCACGCCCGTTGGCTGGTCCGGCACTACGCCCAGCAGCACGTAGCGGAAACCGAGTGGAATGAGCCATCGAAGGCCTGGATTGCCCGGGCCCGTCGTACTCAGGCGGCGATGAACGCGGCGTTGGGTGTGCGCGTGAACGGCGCCGACCTGAACCAGCTCATCACCGACTTCGAAGAGTTCGAATCGCTTGAGTGCGGAACCCACCCCGACCTGACCGTCAACAACGCCGGCACCGTGGACAACACCGCCGAACTCACCGACCGCATCAACCAGCAGATAAACGCGACCGTCACCGAACTACTCCAATCCGCCGAACCCCTCACCCGGGCCGAAGACAAGGTAATGGCATGAGCGCAAAAGTGCGCCCGTCCGCAGTTAGCGGCTGGGCAGTGATCTGCAAGGACTGCGAAGAAATCAGAACCGGAACAATGGCTCAAGTTGACCTGTGGGCCGATGTCCACAATGACGAGAATCACGGAGACGAAGCATGATCCTCCTCCTCGTCTGCGCAACCGTCGCCACGGGTATTCAGTCGGCCCGCCTCATCACACAACCCGCCAGGAGCAACAAATGAGCAGCAACACGCACATGTCCATGACGAAGTTCCGTCAAGAGGGCGTCCACGAATGGCAGGCCGACGAGGGCTCGACCGATGCCACCAACATCGCAGCCGCTATCGACGCCCAAACTGAGGCCACGCTCGCCCTCGCCTATGAGCAGCGCACCGCCAACCTGATGGCCTTCGAGCGGTCCCAGTGGGAAGCGTGGCAGAACGACACCCTGAACGACGAGGGGCAGCGTATGTGGAAGCTGGCCGCTGATCAGATCGCAGAAAGGCTGGACCTGTCATGAGCCACACCCCATCGTGCACGACGCGTAAGGAACTAACCGGCAACGTCTGGGTGCACTACTCGTCGCCGGACCCCGACTGCCAAGACATCAGCCACGAAGCCCACTACACCGAGGAGTCAGCATGAACCCCACCAAGTACCGCAAGAAGCCCGTCGTCATCGAAGCCATGCAATGGGACGGAAGCGCCGAAGGCGCCACCCCGATCGTCAATTGGATTCTGGAAGGCCCGCTTACCGCGAGCTACCACGAGCACCTGCTGGACGGCAGCATCATCGCCCACCCTGACCCTTTCCTGAGAATCAACACTCTCGAAGGCGTCATGATCGCCAGCACCGGGGATTTCATCATCAAGGGCGTCAAAGGGGAGTTCTACCCCTGCAAGCCGGGCATCTTCGCCAAGACCTACGAACTGGAGGAGTCAGCGTGAACCAGGATCCGCGCAACTCGACAATGTCGGCGACGAAAACGTTCCGACACCAGCACGTCCTCAACGACATCGTCCGCGACCCCGAAGCCGAACGGCTGGCACTGCTTTACCTCGACCGTCACGCCCCGGACCTGGTCGGCGTCATCCTCGGACACGTCCTGTGAGCGAGCGAGACGAACTGGCCCGTGAACTTGCCGCAGCCTATGGGGACCTTGAGGTGCGCACGCCGGACCTCAATGCCGCAGACGGGATCATCGCAGCAGGCTACCGGAAGATCTTCGACGGCGACTGCGGGCTAAGCAACATTAAGGATCCGACCGAGCGTGAAGCGGCAGAGGCGTGGATGCGCTGGGCAAACATCGTCTCAGGGAACGACGGCAACGGCATCGCAGCCATGCAGCAGATGCTTACCGAACTCGGCTACCGGAAGCAGGAGCCATGACCCCGGACCCTAACGACCCTGCCGAGCAGGAAGCGTTCCGGGCACTCGACCAGTCCCGCCGCACCGGATGCGCAGACAACTGTGTTTGCAAAGTGGACGACGCCATGACCACACCGATTGATCTGGAGGACCTGGAATGACTCGCCCTTACCGCTGCACATGCGGGCACGTCGAACTCGACAAGCCAGGCACCTACGAATGCGAATGGCACGGAACCACCACCATCGAGGAGGACAAATGAGCGCCACAATCACCGAACCGAAGATCAGCCTGCAAGTCTTCGCCGACCTTGAGCAGGGCACAGATGAGTGGCTTGCTGCACGGTGCGGGATCATCACCGCATCCGTTGTCGGGCAGCTCATCACCCCGAAGACAATCAAGCCCGCCACTAACGACACGACACGCGGACTCACAGCAACCCTCGCCGCCGAACGCATCACCGGGTTTGTTGAGTATGTGCACCCGAACGCCGACATGCAGCGCGGGACCATGAGCGAGCCGTTTGCCCGGGACATCTACTCCGAGGATTACGCGCCCGCCACTGAAGTCGGTTTTATGATCCGCGACTTCGACGGCGGCTACCGGATCGGCTACTCACCTGACGGATTGGTTGGCGATGACGGGCTAATCGAAATCAAGGCGCCCCGCCAGAAGAAGCACCTGTCAACAATCCTGGCTGATGAAGTGCCGCTGGAGAACATGGCGCAGTGTCAGGCGGGCCTGCTGGTGTCTGGCCGTGAATGGCTGGACTTCATCTCCTACAACGGCGGCATGCCCCTTTTCGTGAAGCGTGTTCTGCCGGATCCCAAATGGTTCGCCGCGATCCACGAAGCCGTCGAAGCATTCGAGGCAGCAGCCGAAGCAATGATCGGCACCTACAAGGCCGTCACCAAGGGCCGCCCAAACACCGAACGCATCGACTTCTACGCAGAAATGAGCATCTAAATGGACATGTCAGCCAGTATCGCCCCGAAGTCTGACCAGCTAGACGCAATTGAGCTGGTCGCGGGACCGCAGACCTTCACGATTGCGAAGGTAGCACAGAACAACGCCGAACAGCCTTGGAACTTCCACCTTGCAGAGTTCCCGCGTCCGTGGCGTCCGGGCAAGTCTATGTTGCGGGTGATGGCCGCAGCGTGGGGCTTGGACGGCAACAAGTACGTCGGCCATCGCGTCACTCTCTACTGCGACCCGACCGTCCAGTTCGGAAACGACACCGTTGGAGGGACGCGCATCAGCCACATGACCGGCATCGACAAGCCCCTCAAGGTGCCGCTGCTCATCAAGCGTGGCAAGTCTGCCGTGTTCACCGTCCAGCCGCTCCCCGCAGAAGCCCCCAAACCCTCCCGTGACTTCCTGGCTGAAGCTGAGGCCGCGAACGGTGACAAGGCAACACTCCGCGCCCTGTGGACCGCGGCCCGTGACGCCGGCGAACCCCAAGCCCACCTCGACACCATCGCCGCCATGGTCGCCCCTGATGAGTCGGCGTCCTAAGTGCCCGTGTGGCAAGGTCCAAAGTTCGGACCTTAGCGCGGCCCGCGAACTGCACGCCCGTATCTGGGCGGCCCGCGGGGGTGAAGCTCGCGTCAGATTTTACGAATGCCGATACGGTGCAACGCACTGGACCCGAATGCTTGAACCAATCCAATAGAAGGAATCAATGAAACCCCGCATCATCACGCTCTACACGTCCCCCGGGTGCCAGCCCTGCCTCGCCATCAAGCGATGGTTCAAGAAGAAGGGCGTCGAGTACACCGAGAAGGACGTCACCCAGGACCCGCAGGACTTGGCAGCCGTCAAGGAACTCGGCTACAAATCAGCCCCAGTCGTCATCGTCTCGACCGGCGACCCCGAAGTTGAGATCCACTGGCAGGGCCTCCACATGGCAAACCTCGAAAAATACACACTCACAACCGCAGAACAGAAGGCAGCATAACCATGGCTAACGACACCACCATCACCGTTATCGGCAACCTGACCAGCGATCCCGAACTCAGGTTCACGCCTTCCGGTTCCGCAGTTGCCAACTTCACCATCGCATCCACCCCTCGCACGTTCGACAAGAACAGCAACGAATGGAAGGACGGCGAAACCCTGTTCCTGCGCTCGTCAGTGTGGCGTGAGGCAGCGGAGAACGTCGCCGAATCCCTCACCAAGGGCATGGGCGTTATCGCTCAGGGACGCCTCAAGTCCAGGAGCTACGAAACCAAGGAAGGCGAAAAGCGCACCGTCATCGAGTTCGAGATTGACGAAATCGGCCCCAGCCTCAAGTACGCCAAGGCGCAGGTAAACCGCACCCAGCGCAACGGCGGCGGCAACCAGCAGCAGGCCCAGCAGCGACAGCCTGTGGCGCGAACGCAGGAGGATCCGTGGGCAACTCCCGGCGTTTCCAACACGGGCGGTGGCTGGGGTACCGGCCCCGATTCTGAGCCTCCTTTTTAAACCCCAGCGTGGTACTTAAAAATACTTAGTTCATAGAGCATAATTGAGTAACGGTGGGCCGGCGAGAGTCGGCCCACCACCCCAAACCCTAGGAGCAGCAATGAGCTTTCATCTCTCCGTC